CTCTGAAAGGACCAGAACCAAACGTCTTTTGAACATTCGTCTGGAATCCGAAGAATCGCAGCGTAGTCACTAACCCGTCGGCTATCTCTGAAGGGACGATGATGTCGTCTCCAAAGACAAGCACCTCAGACGGGGAGGCAGGGAAACCCTGAACAACCTCGAAGAGGGCCCTGGAAATCGCCAAGAAAATGACGGTCTCCAGCTCGAACGTGTAACCGTTACCCATACTGCTGAATTTTTCCAGCAGGACCCACTTGTTGCGAAACAAGGTGCGCGGTGAGCGCAGGGAGGAAAGGCGTTCAAACCATTCCTTTGGGAGCAAGAGTTTTACCAGATTCTTGCAAACGGTATCGCTCGCATTCGAAAGATCCAGCGTAGCAAGATGGCCTCGGATAGAGGCTTCACAGGCGACCCGCTTGTGAGTATCTTGCGCCTCCAGGAGGTCATACCCCCTAGAGAACAGCCGCTTTTTCATCAATTTCCCGTAGGAAAGCTGATAAAAAACGTTGATTGACGGCTCCACGGCAATGCCGCGGTGCTTGGTACAATCTTTTGGTACCGTCGTAAAACGGTTCCCACGGACTGTTACTGGACTCCGATTGGAATTGGCACAGGCAGAAGCCCAGGCCGTACCTATCCATGGCAGAAGCCATTGATAAGCATCCAAGGTAAGAGTGGGACGTGAGGACATTTTATCAGGGACAGTGGAGAACTGACCCTTATCAGCGTAGGTCGCACCAGGCCCAAAGCGCCCTTCCTCAAGATGAGGACAGGAATCGCCTAGGATCCAGGCTACTTCTTTCCTAACGCGGGAGATGAACTCCCACATCGCCATATCTTCGTTACGGAGACCGTAGTTTCGAAGAAATGGGAGTAGCCTCGTATTAGTACGAGCACACTCCTGCTCCGAGAGTATGAAGTTCTCCTCGGCGACGGCCTTTCGGTCAATTGTCGTCGGAAGATCCTCACATTTACGAAGCAATGCTGTCACTTGCGCATCACGCGCATAGGCTTCAGCACTTTCGTAGTGTGACGGGATACAACTCAAACCAACGAGTTGATCCCACTCACCGGCACGTATCAGCATGAAAGCTGACAACGCCCGGGGAGACGCCGCGTCCTCGAGAAACCGAAGGACGACTCTCTCCAGTTCACCTGGAAGTGAGTTAGTCATGAGCGACGACCTCCTTGGTTAAGTGGCCGAGTAGCCTGCCTTGAGGCAGGCCTTAACAAGCGCGCTTGCATACAGGTTCACTGCCTGCGCACACGCCTCGTCGATGTCAGCCTGCGCCATCCCCAAGGGGATGACAAAGCTGCTATCGGCGACGAACTTGTCGGTCACGACGGTCTTACCGGTATCAGCGCTCGTTGTGAGCGAAGGGTACTCGTAATGGCCGTCCATCCGTCGCGCAGTCTTCGGGCCGTTATAACGGCTCGAAAGGCTGAACGACGGCTTGTGACCAGGAGCGGACCCCACGGAGTTGCTGAGCCAGCGGGCCGGGGAGGTATCCCCGGCCGACGGAACAACACCCGTGTAAGTCACGTCAGTGGTCGTGTCGCTCTTCTTCACCACGATGTCTGCCATTGAGGGCATATCGATTCCTTTTCAAGAAAGGGAGTTGGATGATCTCCCGCGGCAAGATATTTGCCGCGGGGAAAGGCTTAGCCTTTCATGGCGCCTATCAAAAGTGCGATGGCTGTTGCGCCACGTACGATTGATAAAGGCTTGGGCGGTCTCACGCCCAACGTGGGTCCCGGTGGAAAGCCGAGACGACGCGTTTGAAAGATTGATCGGACTACGTAACTTTGGTAGGTTACGTAACCTTGCTCGGGATGAGCAGGGTCGCGGTACGAATACGTGCGGTCGATCGTCCACACTTGGTGTGAGCTTTGATAGGAGCGAGAAACTGTAACTCCTAAGAAATCGGAACATGAAGACAAAAAATCTGACACGTTCACGAACCAGTCTACCACGAAGGAGAATGGTACCAATTCCCAAGCGACCGTTAATGGGTTAACAACGCCCATTTGATTAGCGAGGAAGAGATTCGGGTTGGAAATATTAACAGTACAGCCAAGTTTCACCTTGTTCTGTATGGTAGTATGATCAACGCGTTTCGTGTCCCCGAAATCGCCACGGTAAACTGACTTATCAGTGCGAGACGAAGATCCGTGGATAGTAACTCCGTGAGGAGGCTGCCCATTGAGAACGTCAACACTGATTCCGATGTCCTTGATAAGTGGTTCCCACCCAAAGTGGTATTCCAACCAATTCTTAGCAAGAGCCTTC